TTCCCTTATTCTAGTCCTCTAAAACTTCGTAACCAGAAGCGTCATTTACCTTGGAAATTACGATACCTTCGCCGCGTACATCCCAATTTAAAACATCGCCTTCTTGCCAACCCAACTCTTCAATCACTTCGTCGGGCAAAACAATATATTGATCTCCGTTTTCGTCCTCTTGTACTTCAAGAATGTAACTCATTTGGTCAAAAGCTTTTCCATCAGTTTATCAAGCTTATTATTGATCTCGCGAAAATTACTGTGCATTTCTTGAATTTCCCTTAAGAAGTCCACCTTGAGCACGTAGTCCAGTGGCATGCGTTTGACCTGGTCTTCCAAGAGATCCACCCTTCGGTTTTGTGAATTAAGTCTTTCACCCAGGCGGCTCATAAGCTTGCTCATTGCCCAGGAGCCACCTGTCGCAGCTGAGATCACTGCCGTAAGAGCAATAGCTAAATACTCTGGTCCCACGAATCCAAGGTTTTTTAATATTCTAAGAGTCAGTAATCGAGGTGTAACTGTCCCTTCCTTGCTAATCCGGTAACGAGCCAGACGAGAGCGTCGACACAATCGTCGTGACTACTTACGCCAAAGTTGGTAAGCTCTTCAAACATATTGGTGAAGTTACGAAAACGATTGAAGATGATCTTGCGGTCCTCAAACATTCCCATAATGCCACGGAAACGAGCCAACTTATCTGCCCTGAAACCTTTGACGGGATGCCAAATTAAATTGTAGAGGCCTTCATTGTTCAAGCAAACACGCTTGAAGTCTGCCTCCAGGGAAGCCTGATACTGTACGGCCTCACTCCAAATATCACACGTTGAATAGCTGGGGTAATACAAACCGCTTTGTTCGTCTTTGGCAATCACTGACCAATCATTCAACAACTCCTTGAGGGCATCAAGTTTTTCAAGGTTACCCATGACGCGAATACGTCGGTAATCAATGATATGAATGCGGTCGCCAATGCGACCACCGAGAATCATAACTGTGTAATCGTTTTTCTCTTTAGTGCCAGCGGAGAGGTCAACCCCAACCCCAAGGGCGTCAAACTCCGTTGCAATTTCCGCTTTTACAATTAACTCCGGAGCCAGCGAAAGTTCGTTCTGCCGGATGACTTGATTCATGTACTGGAACGAGAAAGCAATTGGTGCCTGCCGTTTTTTCTCCTTCAGGTAATCCAATGACCACATGTCTGGCCAATACGATTCCTCTTCGCCGGAAATGGGATTGTTTTGAATTGCTGAAAGGATAATCTGTTGCCAGTTGTTTTGTTCATTAAATGTTGTGGAGTGAATGTCATCGTGTCTGAAGCGAGTACCAAGGCAGATTGCTCGTGCACCTTCAAACATGGTGGGTGCAATCACAGCATTCCAGTTGTCCTGCATCTGTTTCCTGATGTCAGGGTTGGCAATATCTGCGGCTGACTTGATGGCGTCATCAATCATGACCAAGTGCGAACGCTTGGAAGTCACCGAACCCTTGAGGCCTGCTGCGCAAAGCGTAAACTGTTCGTCGCCTGTTACGTCAATGCCAGCAAACTTGTGATCAATTGACCAGTACTCATTACTGGTGGCGTTCTTCAAAAGGCGAACTTTAGGGAAAACTTCTTGGTATCGTTTGCTTTCAATGATGCGTTTAATGGTGGAAGATTTGGAACGAGCGATGTCAACGGTGTAGGACAGATACAGAATCTGCAGTGGCAACCCTGCGTGCGTATGGATGCCAATGGCCCACGCCGTAAGCAGACCCAACACTGTGGACTTAGCGGAGCCCCTGGGCGCCAGGAGATCCACATTGGGACCAGCGATCTTAATGAGGCAACTGCTGTCCTCCTCTGTGACGAAGTGTCGATGCCAGTTGAGGTGATGAGCAGCCGGTGGTTTATCTGCTACGTATTCACAGAAGAAGCCAAAATCTTCCTGGGCTTTCTTCAGTGCTTCTGCGTTACGTGGCTTGCGTATTTGCTGTCTGCGTGCGGCGGCTTGAGCATTGCGGCGGTAAGCAAGATGCGTATAGCTTGGCACAACAGTAATTCAGAGTATTACTGAATACTACCTTACTTTTTGTCTTCTTGTTTTTTGGCCTTTTGCTTTTGATACTTACGTGCTTTTTCTAAAGCGGCCTTACGCTTTTCCTTGTCTGACATCTCAGTGCCGTCTTCTTTCTTCGCATCTTTTTTCTTAAGGTGCGCAAGAAACTGCGGAGGAACTTTACCAGCCATTTAAATCAGTTATCTGTTAACAATGTTGTATTGCACTTCAATATTTTAAGGCAGTTATTCGTCAAGTTGCATTTTTGCCCACACACTCATTGTCGCTTCTTCCAGGGGGATCTCGATGGGATCATCCTTGAAGACGGATAGGAGTTCACGAATGGCACGATCGGCACCAGCCATTAACAGACCTTTGCGATCTTTCATGCCAGTGAATCGGTCAATTTGTTCGATGTGACCACGAATTTCTTTTTGCATTGACGCAATGCGGGCAACGCCTGCATCACGTTTAACATTGCCGTTCTCAACGTCTTCACGGAGTTTGCGAACATCCTCCTGCATCTCGTCAATTTCATACAGAAGTTTTTGACGATGATCGGCCTTGGGGTAATTGTTTTGCACCCAAAGCTCACACGCAGTAATGCTACCTGTATACCGCAGGAACCGAGCATACAAGTAGACTTCGACTACGGAATAGTTGTTGCTAGCGAAAGAGCAAAATGTTTCCTGAGTTGACGCATCGAGATTGTCAACCCAGGAATCAAATAGCTCAATATCGATAAGCTCGTTGGGCCTGCCCGTAATCCCGCTCTTCGTCGCGTTGCTTGAACTGCTGGCCTTGTTCGGCAGAGCTACGTTGTTCTTCTGCGCCCTTACCGATGGTTTCACGTTCTTGTTCACCAGCAGTCTCCATTTTTTTCTTGGAAAATTCGTAAGCCACACCAGCAGCCTGGCGGTACTTGTCTAGATCAAACCAGTCATCAACGTCTGTTTGACCAGAGGGTACACTGCTTGTCATGGCTTAGATAGTTTACAAGAAAAAATCAGAAGTTGGACATCATCGATGCCAGGCCTTGCGAGAAGATGTCACGACGACCTTCAACAGATTTTTGACGTTGTTGACGCCCTTTAGAGGCTTCAAGCCGATTCAGTAATTCCTGAAAACGATCAAGGTCAAAACTTGTATTCGTATCGGTTCCAGATAACTCGGTAGACATTTTTCAAAATGTGAACTAAATAGATTATAGCAAACTATGATATTGAATTCCAGAATCCAGACATTGCATTGGAAGCGATGCCAGTCCACTGATTTATCTTTGCCAACTCTTTTGCTCCTTCATTCTTTAACTTCTGGGTTTCTTTGTCGATCTCCCCTTGAAGATTGGTCAACCCAGCGCTGTAAAGATACTTGCGGGTATCGGCAACACCCTGGAGACCTTGCTGGAGTTCTTCAACACTTCGATCTTCGCCGAAGAATTTTTCATAATCAGGCTGTGCAACTCCACTCCTTTGCTCAAGGCTTGCGGTATCTGCGTATTTGGGAAGAAGAGAAGGATCAAACTTAAACCGGCGTAATTTTGTAACGCGAGTTTTTTTCTCCCCTGTTTTTGGATCGGTTACTTCTTCAGTGCGATCCGCAACGGACGAACCAAATTGCGTATCGTAGTAATTGTCAAGGTAATTATCGTTAAATTTCTTTTGGTATTCAGGGCTTTTTGCAAGGGAATCTTTAAGGTCTTGGACGGTACTGTAGTAGCCCTGATTAAATTTCTCCAGCTCTGCTGCTTTTTCTTCTTCCTTCGCCTCACGCCCATACAGCTCTTTATATGCAGAGGCGATGCCAGTGGCAAGCCGACCAGGGCGAATTTCTTTTGTATATTTGTTAGTTAAATCAGCAACATCTTGTTCAACGTTTGGACCGCCCTCAGTAAGGGCTCCCAAATCATTTTTTGAATAGTAATCTCGAAGCTGAGCAGTGGCATCGTTGTACGTAATTAAACCCAGGTTTAATTGGTCTTGAATGCTAGAACGAACGCCTGAATAGCCCTGCGAAGCCCTGGTTCTACGTGCGGCAGCCGCATCATCCCGTTCTTTTTTTTCTGTTGCCGCACGCTCATCGGCACGCGTTTCCCGATCTTTTTGGTACTGTAAATAATCTCTAAACGTTGTATCTTTCTCAATTACCGGCGGTTGATAATTAACCGTAGTCCCGCCACCACCACCATACAGTCCCATGTTATTCTCCTAGTTCTTTTTTAAACAAAGAACGAATAAGGCCATTTACTTCCTTCATTTTATCGTGACCTTGTGTCAAAAGCGCCACAAGAGGCAAAAGTTCATTTATGTAATCACGCAATACATGAGCATAGATTTTATCTGTTTCATCACCTGTGAAAAGAATATTGCTTGCTTCCCAGGCGTTCCACATGGTTAAGTGTTGTGAAAACAACAAGTCACGATGTTTAATGTAAAACAAATTAGAAGGAATTCTGACAAACAAAATTTCAATTGTTGTAAGAAGATCGTTGGGTAAAATGGTTTCGGGTTCATCAAAAATATCATCAACAATACGAGCGCAACGCGATAACAATTGTAAATATTCCAGGGCATCTTTATCTTCAGCCGCAACTTGCTGGTTTATGAAATCAACTTTGCGATCATTCAGCAACCTTTCTTGAGAATCACTCATTTTTTTTGTAAAGAAACTCCGCTATTTTTATGGGTGCATAAGGTGCTTGATAGTTATGGTACTCACTCAAGCCTTTGTTGTCTACAAGATCAGTCCAAAGGCTAAAGTCTAAAACAGGATTCATATTTGGATTACAATCAAGTAATTTAAAACCAAAAACTTTTGCAGCTTCTAAATGATACCAACTTGGATAACACATGTAGTGCCAGGTATCTTGTACGTATCGTATCCAATGAGTCTGCTGAAGATCGGGATCATCTACAGAACAAATATCAGAAATCAAAAGTTTACCGCCTGGTTTTAAAATCCTATAGACTTCTTCTAATACACGCACAAGCGGCCGATAACCAATGCTCTGATAAAAATAGATAAAATCAAAAGAGTTATCATGAAACGGCATTGAATCATAAGATCCTAAAACAAAAGAAGCATTATCAGGTGCCGTTTTTTCAGCTTCTTTAATTTGTTCAGGCGAAACATTTAAACCTGTAAAAGAGGCAGTCGGATGTTTCTGGGCAAAAAAATTTGTAACCGCTCCAGCGCCGCAACCTGCGTCTAATACATTTAAAGAATTTTCCTGCCAATGCCGAGCATGTAAAATTTCCAAGTGTTCTGTAAAGTCATTTGAATGTAAACCTGCTTGAAAAACAGGGTATTGGCCATTGAGATAAATTTGAGTGCAGCCGTCCCAGTATTCCTTTAACTCGTCTTTGTTTTTACAAAGAGATTCATAAAATAAAGAGTAGGCAAAAAAATCCGAGAAAGGCGCCATAAAAACTGAAATTTGTTTAATTATAGCCAATCAAACGAACATTGTGCCAACATCGCAGCAACTTCGGTTGGTCTTTTACGTCGTCAGCAATACGTGCACAGCGTGCAATAAGTTGAAGGTAAGTAAGTGCACTACGATCTTCGCCAGCTGCTACTTGCTGTACGTAATCCACTTTTTGGTTGTTTATTGCCCTTTCTTCTGGAGTACTCATTAAAGTTTAATGTGTTCACCCTGCAAATATTTTAGTAACATCAACAGCACCAATGGGGCCAAACATGCCTCTTCCTCCCGCCACATAGCCAGCCATTTTTTCTTCTAAATTTTTACGACGTTCTCTTTGGCTTAGCTCACGTGCATCAATAAAATTCTGAAGAGCAAATCCACGACGCGCTCGATCAGAAAAAATGGCTGATTCTTTTTCTGCACCAGGGCCAAGCTGCCATTCTTGTGCTTTAAGTTGGCGACCAAAATCCAAATCGGCTGCCGTTTGACCAAAGTTGCGTGCGCCTAAACTTTCACCTAATTGCGCATACCAACCTTCCCTGCCAAGCATTGCGCTGTTTTCTATGGCAGCGTTTTGTGCCCGAAGCTGGGCTTCGATACCAGAACGCGTGATATCTTGTTGGCGCCTTTGGGAAGCAATCTGAAAGGGCAGTCCGATAAGACCAACGCCAGCCGAAACGAGCGGACCTCCTGCACCAGACCAGAAATCAGTTGCTGCCATGTCTACCTCAATATCCTTTTATTTTAAGTCAACACTGTGCAATTAACTAAAGTACCTGGTAGAGGGCGCCGAAAAACCAACTGGTTGAATTTGCATGCGCGGGAAAGTTCGGTAAGTTTCAGAAACAACTTCTGGAATTTTACCGTACAGTTCTTGCGTTAACTGACGTTCTCCTGCGCCACCAAATGCAGATGCAATAGTGCCAGGCAGGTTGTTAATTTGATTCATCATGGAAGTATATGCCAAGCTCTCTTTGCCAAGTTTTTGCGCTTGCCTGGCTTCTTCTAATCTAAGTTTACTTTGGCGATCAAGAAGTTGCGGAATCTCCCTCATATTTCTATTTTGAAGATCGCGAATCAGCAACAGCGTACTTGGATCTTCAATACCAGCTTCTTTTAATTTTTTTGCGTACCCAGCAAGGTCTTCGTCTTCGCCACCAAAAAGGCTAGCTGCTTTTTGTAGAGTATCTGTTTGACCAGCTAATTGTGGTGCACTAAGACCAAGATTGAAATTAGTCATGATCAACCAAAGCTAATGGAAGGAGCCTGAATCGTGGATCCAGCATAAGGGTTCTGGCTGATTGCAGTGCGAAGGGTGGCTCCGGCTTCTGCCATACCTTGTCCAGCAAGCTTAAACATGCCGGCTTGACGACCTAGTTGCTGATAAGCAGCCGACTGCGTATTCATCAAAGCTTGTTGATTAACAAGTTGATTACGCATTGTCCGTTCTTGAATTGGAAGTAAAGATTTTTGCAACATTACCAAGGCATTGTTTTGATCCATCAATGCTTGTTTATCAAGACCAAGTTGTGCTTGACCAAGAACTTGCGTACGCTTTTGCTCATAGGCAAGATCACGATCTCGCTGCATTCGTTCACGCGCTGCATCCGAAAGCGGAACTTCAGGAGTAACAGGAGTACCAGGGATGGACACATCTGTACCGCCTGCACCTTGCTTGCCTGCTTCGCCAGCACTAAACATACCGGAAACACCAGCTTGGGCAGCGGCGGGAGCAAGTGCTTGAAGACCAAAACCGGCAAGCTTAAGACCAATATTACCGCTCTTCATCATTGCATTGCTGATGGGAGCCGTCAAAGCTGCAGCTCCAAGACCAGCGCCAGCACTTGCAATACCGGGAATAATACCTTGCTGTTGCGCTGTTCCAATAGCACCAGGGATAACACCTAGTGCAGTGGCGCCAATACCACCAGCAGTACGCATCCGGTTACGATTTTCAGGTGTATCTAAACCTCCAAGTTTTGTCCTAGCTTGTTCCAGGGTTTCTTTTGTTTTTTCTTTGCCTTGCCTGTACTTATTTAATAAACGCTCTTGAAAGCTAATGCCGCCGTCAGAAGGCGTGGAAGATGCACCGCCAGCTGTTGCGTACAGTGGACTGGAAGGATAAGTTGTAGGGGAAGACCAGGGGTCTTGAATTTGAGCGGGCATCTAAACGAATCTTTCTTATGTTTAAATTTTATCAGTACTTGTACTAAGACATTGGAAGTTGAGAATCAAGTTGTTTGGCGGCCAATACCTGATTGGTAAGTACACCGGCTATGGCTCCAGCAGCAGCCCCTGCTAGGCCCCCAGCGACGCCACGGAGGGTCATGTTACGTGGCATTTGGGTAGACGCAACAGTGGTCGCTTTCTCGCTCAGAAGTTCAAGTTGCTTAACTTGCGGTGGTCTAGGGGCAGTTGCCATGCCAAGCTTTGCACCAACAACGCCACCAACTGCGGTTGTAACAGTTGGAATAGAAACCGGATAACCAAAGACACGTGCTTCTGGCACACCTTGCAGATTCTCAGAAGTAACTTTTACTGAACCAAGGAATGCCGGATCATTATACATAAACTTCATGTAGTTTGTGTAACGTTCTTTTGTTAAGCCTGGAACTTCTTCCCTTGCTTTATCAAATGCAAGTGGCCGCCCCTGGCGACCCAACATAAAACGTTCGAATAATTCCGTAGCGGGATCCAGGGATTTGGTTGGATCGTCTGGGTTTGGTACGTTTTGCTTGTAACCTTGCGGACGACCTAACTCAGAAATGTTAGTGGGATCATACGCACCGCTGAGCGCAAAAGCAGGTGTAACAAAAGAACCAACAATGGCGGCACGTTGGTAGCGATTTAATTGATCTTTTGGATCTATTAATGCGGCACTTGCCTTATCAACTAATGCAATTGGATGGTTTACGCTCCACCAAAGGCTTCTTGTTTCCTGGTTTGCAACATCTCCCAGCACACGTGCGGTATAAGCGCCAAGAAAAGCCGCTGGTGTTTCTTTCGCTGTAATTTGCGAATCACGTATCAGTTTTTTAAAATCTTTGTCAACAACTGTGGATTGACCATAGCGTTGTGGCGCAGTTTGCTTCATGGCCCTAAGGCCAGTCTTCCAACCAGAAACAAAACCTTGATTTGGAGGTTGAAACATGTCAGGTATTGTTTAGTAGTGCCAGGGTTTCAGGTGGAAGGGTAAGGCCGGGGTAGTGAAAACCTTGCGGCAAACCTTGCATTTGATATTGAGTGCCACGGGCAAGCGCTTGACGATCAAGATTATTCACCTGTTGACGTTGAACGTTTTGTTGATAAACCTGTTGTTCTTGTGAAATATTGGTTGGCTGTACCGTTTGCGCTTGGTTGTAAAGAGCACCTTGCGTTGCAAAGTCAACAAGGGGCATTGAGCCCAGGGATGCCGTTAAGTTAACTGCATTTTCCACAGCAGAAGGACTGTATCCAAGTTCCTTGGTAATGGTCTGTCCAGTTTTTGTTTTAATGGTTGCCATGCCGCCAGGAGTACCTGGGAAAAACTTACGTGCCAGTCCAACCAACGGATAGTTCAACAGGAAATCACCCGCCGCGTATGCAGCACCGGCTGCAGGGCCTTGCATTAAAGTGCCGACAGCAAGGTTCATTGCTGCACCAGGGATGGCCGCTTGGGCCGCCTGGCGAGATGTGGCGCTGCCAATAAGTTTTCCGAGTCCGGACAGCATTATGTTTAAACCTTATCTAACTATTTTACGCTTATGTATTTAAGGTTTTGCCTGGAGACGTATTGGTTTCTACCGATTCTTTATTTGCAGTATCTTCGCCTTCTTTCTCTTCCTCCTTGACCGGCATTGATTTCATAACGCCTTTACGGTCAAGGAGTTGAGCGATTGATGGTTTATCCTCAACCTCGTTCTCCGCACGTTTTTCTGCCATTGCCATTAAGTATCCATTTGGATCCGGATTACGCATCCGTGGCATTGGATTCTTAGCGACCTTACTTGGATTTAATGTTGGACTAAGTTTGTATGCTTCAATCCATTGAGGATTAAAATCAGGTTGGTCCTGGG